GAACTTTTGTTTCATATGTAGTTATCGTCCTAGATGCTGAACAAGCTAAGATGGCCGCAGGCGTCGGTAGCTCAATCGGATAGGGAAAAATGCCAAAATACATGTCACTTATTGACCGATTTTTTGAGAAGGTTGATAAGTCTGGTAACGATAAATTTCCAGAATGCTGGATTTGGAAAGGTGGAAGGACCAGTAAAGATTACGGTTCTTTCAAGTACTACCAGGAAAAGTCAGCGATTGGTGCCCATGTATCAAGCTATCTTTTTCATATAGGAGAAATACCAGATGGGAAGATTGTCTGCCATCATTGTGACAATCCACCTTGTGTAAATCCAGAGCATTTATTTCTTGATACAAACTCTGGGAACATGAAAGACATGGTTAAAAAGGGACGTAATGGCTCTAGTTCAAAAACACAAACTCATTGCCGCAGGGGGCATTCGTTTGAAGAATTCGGCGCATACTTACGAAAGAAGAAAAATGGTAAAACTTTCCGCACCTGTAAAGAATGCGAACGTATTGCTGCTTTCAAAAAAAGACACAGTCCAGAAACAAGAGAAGCGCACCTAAAGGCTCAACGCGAGTATCAAAGAGAGTACTATCGTAAAAACGGACGAAACAAGCCTCATTGAGTAGCTCAGTTGGCAGAGCAAGGGACTGTTAATCCCTGGGTCGTAGGTTCGAGCCCTACCTCGCCAGCCAAATATATTTGCATAAATTTTGGAAAAAACTAGGGGTGTCTCTTTGATATCACCCATGTAAATTGACTGCATGAAACCAGGAAAACCACATCTAATCGCATCAATTGGATTGGTTGCTTGTGCTGCAGTAGCTACTTTCTACGTGAACACAACAACAATTCATGCGAAAGAATCATACGACCCATTACAGCCGGCGACCATTGAAACATCCATCCCTGGGACGACCGTGTATGTTGACACTTCAGTAGTTCCCGTAAGCAAAGCCTCGGCGCCTAAAGCAAAAAAGCCTCCAGAAACCACAGTGGCACCAGCTACAACTATCGCCCCCACAACGACCATGGACAGAGATAGAGACAGGGACGAAGACGACGAAGACGAAGACGAAAGGGACGACTGATAAATGACTGCAGCACATAACGCAAAAGTACTCACAACGGGTATTGCCATTGCCTCAACACTCGGGATTAGTACGGCTTACACGATTAATGCCAATGCTCAAATTCTTGAAAAGATTGAATCAGCGCAAACAACGGTGCCTGTTTTGGTTGCCAACACTCCAGTGGTTGCACCAACTGTTCCAGGCCCTGCAACAGGTCCTAAGAATAAGAAAGTCAAAACAACCACGCCACAAGCTACAGATGCCCCAGCAGTCGTAGACGTGGCGCCTGTCGTAGTCGTTGCACCAGAAATCCCACCGACAACTGCCCCAGCGACAAGTTCATCTAAGTAGATTGAAATAATTTGTATAAATCTTATACAAAACCAAGCATGTCTCTTTACTTTTGCCCATGTAGGTTGAGGGCATGAAATCAAAAAAACTGAATCTCTTTATATCAATTGGGCTTTTTGTGGTTGCTTTGATAATTGCATTATTTAGCAACTTTGAAAAGGGCACACAGGAAAACCTTGCGGCAGTAATTGACGCATCTCCAGAAATCAACTGGTCAGTCGTTGATGAACTCAATCTAAGGGAAATTCAAGAAATGTATCCAAAAGAATACGAACTTTACGGTAGCCAAGGAATTCTTGACCTTGGCAACATGGCTTGCAACTCTGCTGACTACGGTACCACTGTTGATGATATGCCTAGGATTTCACTTGAATACGGTGTTGAACCAGGTCTACTCGAGGCAGTTTTTAACACATGGATTGCTTCATACTGCCCTGAGAACGAACCAGAGTTCCTAAACAATTAACTTCTGGGGTGTTGCAAGCGTCGCAGATTTGCAATTCTCGTGTTATGCTGCTACCGTGACACACATGGCCACTAACCTTACATTTGGAAGTCTCTTTGCGGGCGTCGGAGGGATTGACCTCGGCATGGAGGCGGCAGGCTGGAACTGCAAATGGCAAGTTGAGTGGGACCCTAACTGTCAGGAGACACTGAAATATCATTGGCCGAATATCCCAAAATGGCTTGATGTTTGTGACGTGAACGGTGCAGAACTAGAACCAGTTGATGTCATCACGTTTGGAAGTCCATGCCAGGACCTCTCCGTGGCCGGCAAGCGAAAAGGCCTCACCGAAGGAACTCGTTCAAATCTTTTTTTTGAAGCAACACGAATAATTAAGGAGATGCAAGATGCAACCAACGGAGCTTTTCCAAAATGGGCAGTCTGGGAAAATGTGGCAGGAGCCTTGTCAAGTAGAGGAGGTGACGACTTTGAGGCAGTCCTCAAAGAGATGGTTGGGTTGGGGGCGTATCTCTGCGAATGGTCTTTGCTTGATGCGCAGTTCTTCGGAGTCCCCCAGCGACGTAGACGAGTGTTCCTCATCTGTTGCTTTGATTCTGCAACAGCAGAACGAAGTCCAGAAAAAGTACTTACTGTCGGAGAGGGCAGCCGAAGGAATTCTCCGAAGGTCAAGTCGGCGAGGAAAAACCATACCCGACAAGCTGAAGAAGGCGCTGGAAGTGATTGCGAAGAGGTCGGCGTAGCTCCAACGCTTTTCAGCCACACGCAAGGTCTTGATATTCAAGCATCCACGGTTGCTTCACCAACAATTCGCAGTAATGGGAATGGCATGAGTGTTGCATACCGACTTTTGAGCTATGGGCACTACACAGATGACGATACGAGCTCCACGCTTGCAGCTCGCGACTACAAGGGTGCAACAGACTTGGTTGTCACAGATGCTCAGCCCTATACGACATCCAGCCACGCTAAGTACATTGAAGGTGTTGGAACTCTCCGTGCAAATGGAGGAGACATAGGTGGTGGTTCAGAGACAATTATCGTTCAGCCTCTTGCAATTGACGGTCGCAGGAACGATGATGTCCGTGTTGATGACTCTGGAATCATGCGGACGCTTGAAGCGCGAATGGGAACTGGCGGAAACAATGTTCCAGTTATTGGAACAGAGCATGGTGTAATTCAATACGATGGGTACAACCAGCAAATTTACGAAGATGGTGTAGCCATGACTGTGCGAATTGGGCGCGACTCATCTGACTGTATTGCGATTCCAGAACAGCAAACAATGGTGGTTCGTCGCCTTACCCCTGTTGAGTGTGAGCGTTTGATGGGCTGGCCAGATAATCACACCTTGTATCGCGCAGACGGAAAACTTAACAGCGATACAGTTCGCTATAAGCAATGTGGAAACGGCGTCGCATCACCAGTTGCGAAGTGGGTCGCAGAGCGAATTAACGATTGCTACATCTAAACACGCCCTTGTAGCACAGTGGTAGTGCATCCGCCTTGTAAGCGGAAGGTCGTCAGTTCAATCCTGACCGAGGGCTCTCATTCATCAAAGTCGTCTGGTTTTTCGCCGCAGACTGGCTTGCGCTTGATTGCGCGTTTTTTAATGCATGAACAAATTGTTGCGTTCATAATGCTTCTTCTTCTTGTTGCATTGTGTAGGCGCGCGTGCCTGGACCAATTGGGTTCACAGAAGTTACATGGAACTCATGGATAAGCAGGTTGCGCACAAGCCAGTGCAATGGGTATGAGCGAGCGTCTCGTGCATGTTTTTTCCGGAACTCTGCAGAGAACGCATACGCGCGCTTGCGAAGGTTTGGGGTAACTATGTTCTCCTCGATGCATCGTTTAACGCCATCCCAGCCATCTCGCGAGTACTGGAGGATTCTCTTGTCTAAGTCGTAGTCTGGCCACCATCTTCTCTGTGCGTCAATATGTGGAAAGCATTCGTACAGGCGGTCATAGAACTCTGGTTCTGTTGCAACAACATCGCCAATACGTCGTATAGCTACAGCATGCAATGGAATACCAACGCGAGTATTGCTCCCAGTGATGGCTGCAAGGTCGTAGTACTCGCAGTATTCAGCATTGTGCTCTTCGCTTATGAATCGCAAAACATCATCTGTTTCCCAGTCGTAGATTACTTTTGCAAAACGCAAGGGGATATTCTTTTTCATCTTGTACGGGGTTACGATGTAATTCTCATGAAGCTTCTGAACGCACGAGCGATAGCGAATCATTGACTCGTTTGCGCGAACGCCAGTAATGAACGCAACACGACCTGCTTTTCCTTGCATTGTGTAGTAATCAACCGATTGAGGCAAAGCCTGGCTGGGGTCAAGTCCAAAACTCTCAGCAGTTATTGCCCATGGTGGCATTTCTCGAACAAGTCTTCCCTGCTGTGCCCTGTATGGTGACCATAGAAGACAGTACTCACGCCGACCAAGAACCCAAATCTCCTGCCCCATTGGGAGGCAATACCATTCCATGTCAACCCAGTCGTAGTTCCTGACCTTTTCAACAAACTCCACGACAGAAGGACTTACCATCTCTTCATCGCGGAATATCACTTTCACTGGTCCAAGACCACGCTCTTCATGAATCTCTTTAGCTAGATACAGAACAGCAGTGGAGTCTTTACCTCCAGAGAACTGAACACAGACGGTGTCAAACGTATCGTAGACATGACGCATTCGCTCCCGAGCTGCGTCAACACAATTCATATCGAGGAAGAGGCGTTGTCTGGTCAAACGCGATTCTCCAAATCATTAATGCGAGCAGCAAGTTCATTAATGTAATGTGCCGTCAAAACCTGACCAGATACAACTGGTTCAACTGGATTCTTCTTTTCACGTGTTGCATCAACAAGGGCTTTGGTTGCAATAAGTGGGACGGATATCCCGAGTACAGCACCTTTGGAAAGAAAGTTTCTTCGGTTCATTTTTATAGGTTATCTGTAAAAGTCGGTCTTTGCAAACGCCGTAGTTGCGGGTTAATATGACCAGAAGAAAAAGGAGACAAGATGTCAGCTAAAACGTATAGCATCCTAGAAATTGACCCAATAGGGGACGGAAGTCTCGTGTGGCAGGCAAGGTGGGATGGCGACAAGACTGTCAGTATTTATCGGGGAACTATTTCGGACGAAGAAATTGTCATATCTAGGCTTCAGTCAATTAATGTAACTTCAACAAGTAAGAAAATCAATCATGAACAATTTGTTGCGATGGCAACAGAATTCATCACTGAAATGATTAACAACAAAGTGACATATTAAAAAGGGGCGGTTCGCGTCTCAGGAACACGAACCACCCCAAACCCGCGGAGTCATCCCTATGTCCGGTCAGAGTAGAGATGGTCTTGCGCAGTAACCACATTCTATACACATATGGACACCTGATAGAGTTAACCCATGGCACATGAATTAGAGATTGTCAAAGGTAAGGCCAGCATGGCCTATGCAACTGGTGATGGGCGAATGGCTCCATGGCATCGCTTAGGAACGCCAATGAAAGGCCTACAGACCATGGAGGCGATGCTCACAGCAGCCAATGCAGACTTTGATGTTGTACTTTCAAGGGTTGCAGCTGTTGACGATGATGGCAACCTTTTGCGCAATACAGATGGTTCAGTTGTAATGATTGACGACAGCCGCGCAACTATTCGACAAAACATAGATGGCGGTTTTCAGGCTCTCGCCACTGTGGGTACGCGCTATGAGGTGCGTCAAAATAGCGAGGTTTTAGAACGTGCACTTGCAGTTGTTGGGGCTTCAACTGGTGACGCGATAATTGACACTGTTGGCGTTCTTCGTGATGGTAAAAGATTTTTTGCAACCATTGAACTTGGCCCACTTGTGATTGACCCAGCTGGCACAAATGACAAGATAGCTCGCTATTTGGTTGTTAGCTGTGGGCATGATGGGGTATGGCCAATTCGTTACGCAAACACCGACATTCGGGCAGTTTGCAACAACACAGTCATCATGGGTCTCTCTCATGCGCAGAGAGTATTTACTGCTCGACATACGCGCAATGTTGACACCGTTATAGAAGATGCACAAAAAGTTCTTGAAATATCAACCGCTTGGGGTCAGGCATTCTCTCGAGAAGCCGAACGAATGATGTCAATCAATATTCCAAACGGAAGCATCAAAATTGACAAAGTTCTTTCAAAAGTATTTCCTGCAGAACCCGGTGAAACTAGCAGACAACAAAAAAACCGCGAAGAAGTTAATGCTTTTATTCGTAGTCTTTATGTCAATGATAAAAATGCTGGAAAGTTTGGATTCAATGGATGGTCTCTATATAATGCAATCGTTGAATATCTTGACCACTACAAATACAGCGACCCGTCTGTAGGTGCAATGGCAACAATGGACGAGAATTCATCAAACACTCAAAAAAAGATTACTGCCCACAAAGCGGTGGTATCATGAAGGGATGTCGGATTCAATGAATTCACCAGATTGGGATGATGAAGACCCAGCCGTATTTGACGGCGACGAACCAATTTTCATCGATGATGATTACTACGAAGGTGACATCCCAAGCCTGGATGAATTGAAGCGTGAAATCTTTCAAGATAAGGTTATTCACAGTTTCGTTGCTGAAGCTTTCCAATTCAATGGCCGCGAAGCCATAAACGAAATCCTCTGTGAGATTGAACGCAAAATGGGATGGAAGCTAGAAATAATCGCCACCCAAGGAAGCATTGATGATGCAATCCTGCAGAAGAGCAACAGTTTTGATGATGATGGCTGGATTAAGTACATCATGTCTGACGAGTATCAAAAAATGAATTACAGAGTCATCTACCAGACCGAGTTAGCTATTGACGAGTTCATCGACTCTTATTATGGCTCACTTACTCTTGGTCAACGTCTTCGTAGATATATCAAGCAAAAAGCTTGGAGTTTTTTCCAATACCTGTAGACTTTTGTTGACAACCGCGAGGGGCTCGTGTAGGTTGTTAAGAACATATCCATCTCAGGGGGAAATAATGTACGACAATGATTTTCTGTACAAGATTGAAGAAGTTCCAAAGTTTGACGGCGCGTGCAAAGGCATGCCAACCGATTGGTGGTTCCCAGAATTTCCAATGACTCAAGAGCAAAGTCAAAATGCTACGAAAGCAATTGAGATTTGCGATAACTGCCACGAGAAGCAAAGGTGTTTGGACTACGCAATTGATAATCCAAAGATTGCTGGCATATGGGGTGGAGCTGGCTGGAAACAGCGACAGAACATGCGCAGAAGGAAGTTGCGCCAAGAAGCAAATGCACGCATCCAGGCCGAGAAAGAAAAGCAAAAGCAAATCAAGCTTTCAATGAGGGGCGCGAAGTCAGCGTGATTTCTCGTGCAGTAGACGACTTCCTTGGGAAGCTTGATGGCATTAAGTCAGCTGGTCAAAACCAGTGGGCTGCGCGATGCCCGTGTCGCAATGATGACGAGAACCCATCATTAAGCATCTCTCAATCAGAGAGCACTGGTGATGTACTTGTTTCTTGTCATCGTGGCAATGGTTGCGATACCAAGCAGATTTGTGAAGCAATGGGTATAAAGATGTCCGACCTGTTCAATAAAAGCCATTCTGATGCTTGGCAAGAAGCTCCATCAAAGTACCGAGAAGCTCCAGCTGTTCAGTCGCAGAAGAAATCTTCGCGAAAACTGGTTGCTGTATATAAGTTTCGGGATGAAGATGGAACTCTTCTTTACGAGAAGCTTCGTTATGTCGATGAACTTGGTAAGAAATCCTTTGGACATCGCCGTCCAGACCCAGACATGCCTGGTGAACATATCTACGATGCAAAAGGCGTGCGTAAAGTCTTGTATCGCCTGCCAGAGGTTATTAAAGCCATAGAGAACAAAGAGCCGATTTGGTTGGTTGAGGGAGAAAAGGATGTTGACAATCTCGTAAGTAAGTACGGTTTATGCGCTACGACAATGTCAAGCGGTGCTGGTCACTGGGAGTCTGAGTACTCTCAGATTCTTTCTGGTGCAGAAATCCTTGAGATTATTGCAGACAACGATGAACCAGGAAAAGACCATGCGTTGAATGTTGCATCAGAAGTGCGTGCATTGGGTGGCAATGTACGAGTTTGGGTTTCTCCATACGGCAAAGACATATCTGACCATATTGATTCAGGGCATGAACCAGATGAGTTAGACGAACTGACGTATGAACTACCAAGTGACGCAACTGCTCTTCAATCAGAAGAAGATGAATCTGCAGGTGAACGAATTTTAGACATTGTTCAATCTGTGGTTCAGAATGGAGATTTGACGCTTGAGCAAATGGTGAATCGCGTAAGCATCATGCTTAGTTCAATGTCTCAGCACTCTGATGAAGACACTGGACGTCTTTACAACTGGCAAGAATTTCTCGAAAAGTATGAAGACCGTGGTTACGAGTGGATTATCCCAGGACTTCTTGAGAAGCAAGAACGTGTGATTGTTGTTGCAGCTGAAGGCGTCGGCAAGACGATGCTCGCTCGGCAGGTGGCAATTTGTTCTGCCGCTGGCGTGCACCCTTTCACCTTCCAACCAATGGAGCCAATTACAACTCTTATGATTGACTTGGAAAACCCAGAACGAATCATCCAGCGAACATCGCACTCAATCATGCGTGAGGCGCTGAAAATGTCAAAGAACAAGCGAATTGATGCAAACCTTTATATCCAGCCAGCTGGACTAGACCTCACAAGTGCTCGTGACAGGGCAATCGTCGAGCGTCTTTGCGAAGAGAAAAAGCCGCAACTTATTGTGCTTGGGCCTCTTTACAAAGCCTATGTTGATAATGGAAACAAGACCAGCGAGGCGCTTGCGGTAGAGGTTGCAAAGTTCTTGGACAAGATTCGCGATGTTTATGGCTGCGCATTCTGGTTGGAGCACCACGCACCTCTAGGCGCAAGTGCTTCAAGTCGTGAGTTACGACCTTTCGGTTCATCGGTTTGGTCGCGTTGGCCAGAGTTTGGTATTTCATTAACTCCAGACCCAATTTCTTTGGAAGGCTATGTGTATCAGGTCAACCACTTCCGAGGTGCACGAGACAATCGTGCATGGCCTATTCGCATGAAACGAGCTGTTCGCTTTCCATTTGAGACCTTGGAATTCATGAAAATGCACTAATCTAGGTGTATGGCAGGTTCACAAAAACCGCTGACTAGAGAGTTTCTGGCTGAGCGCGATTTACGCATTTTCAAGATGCGACAAGCTGGAGTTTCCATAGGCGAGATTGCTCGGCGTTTCAGCATAACTTCTGCTGCTGTTGGCACTGCTGTGCGAAGGCAGTTGGAGAAGCTGAACAAGGAAGCCTTAATGGCTTATCCGGAAGTTCTTCGAATGGAGCTGGAAAGACTTGATGCCCTGCAGACAGCAATCTGGCCACTAACACAACCACGAAAACAGACACTGGATGATGGAACCGAGATTATTGCTGAACCAGATTTGAAAGCGATTCAACAGGTTTTGTCCATAATGGATAGGCGTTCACGACTGCTTGGCATGGAACAGAACAATGTGAATATCCAAATGGACATTGGCGGTAGCGCCCCAATTAGGGCCACTCTTGCTGGAGCGATTCCAACAACCGCAGCTGAACAGTTTAGCCCTGAGGCAGAAGCGAAGAAGCTTCTCGAGATTATGGGTTCATCTGGTGTAATCTCAAAAGAGTACATTGACAAGCTCTTAGGAGAAGTTAAGGAGCTTTCACCAATCTATGATGCAGAAATCGTAGAGGATGGCGAAGTGATTGATGAGTGAAATAGACATTATTGACTGGCTTGAAAGCCGAGTTCCAGCATGTGACTCAGAACTTAAGCTAAATTCAATGGCACTACTTGAGATAACCAAACTAAGAAAAAAGGTGAACGAACTTGAACGAGAGCTTGAACAACGCAATAATGAAAGTGAAGGCTTCTTTGTCGCACCTCAATAATCAAGAAGATGACAATCTTGATGCAGCTATGGAGAAGGTGGCCGAGAACATAACGATGGGGAGACGCTCAAATACTGGCTCTAAGCCAGGTGAACCAGCTCAAAAGCAGGTTATCGTTCGCACATCTGAGGCAAATCACGACAAATGGAAACAGGCTGCCGAGATACAGGGTGTGTCGTTGGCTGAGTTCATTCGTGCTCTCGCTGATGCTGAGGCTAAAAAGCTACTTGAATGCACGCACCCAGCAGATTTCGTCGTACGCTACCCGTGGCTTGTCAAATGCAAGAAGTGCGGAGAGCGCTTAGACCAGTAGACTGCCGTCATGATTATCGAATACATCTCGTTTAACGATTTCCTTGCAGACGCCAGCATCAAGTACAACAAGCTCTCGCAAGAAGATAAATCAATCAGGTATGGACAGGTTTATTTCAATCTACTGAACGAATCTCGTCCAGACATAGCAGAAAAATTAAGGGGTTCTGTCCTTGACCCATTTCACAGAAATGAAGTAAAGACAGAAGTGCACGCTTTTGTGGAGTACTTGTGGTAAATGGCCATGCAATTAGATTCACTAGATACTCCACTCATACATAAGAACATCCCTATAGGCGATATTCCAAAAACACCCGCAACTCCATACGGCGCTGAAGAGACAGAAGTTGCCGACCGCATGTTGCTTTTAATATCATCCTCAATCGGTTACCCAATCTCCTACAAGCAAGAGCAGGATGGTTTGCTGATTCAGAACATAGTTCCAGTCTTCAAGACAGAGTCACAACAGATTTCTACTTCATCCAAGGTTGTTCTTCAGCTTCACACTGAGACTGCTTTTCACCCGTATAAACCAGATTTCGTTTTACTCATGTGTTTACGTGGAGATGAAACCGCTTACACCACATATGCGGATATATGCGACATAGTTGAATGTCTCTCACCAGCCGCAGTTGAAGAGCTCAAGAAACCACAGTTCATAACAAAAGTTGACGACAGTTTCAGAATGCACGGAGAGCCAGATGTAGAGCTAACCAAAGCAATACTCTCGGAAGATGAAGATGGATTCCAGATTTGCTTTGACGAGTTCTTCATGAGAGGCAAGACACAGGAAGCCAACGATGCTCTTGATGAGCTAATCATCGCTATAGCCAAATGCACCCAGAAGGTTGCGCTTGAGGCTGGGGATGTCATGGTTATAGATAACCGCCGAACCGTTCATGGCAGATTGCCATTTAGCCCTCGTTATGACGGCTACGACAGGTGGGTGAAGAGACTAATGGTGGTTTCCGAGCTTCCGCCAGATAATGAAAGAGACGGCTTTATTGTGACTACGGAGTTTACATCCTCCAGTTAGACAACCCGCCTGAGCTATGCTGCATGATGTAGCGAGCCACCATCAGATTACAATGCATATTCTTTAAGCCTTGCATCCTGTTCTGGACTGCATCTTCGCCACACACCTTGGCCGTTACAGACTTCCATGAGGAGTTAATCTGCAGCAAGCCTGTATCGTATGACTTGTTCTTATTGAGGGCGTATGTCATGTTCCCGTTGGCATCCCATGTTGCGTTCTGCGCCTTTGGACGGCATCCAGATTCCCTCCAGGCGATATAGGACCATGTCTGAACGGGGTAAAGCCCGTAAGCCTCGAATACTGGCTCAAGACGTGGACAGCGCTTCTCAGGGTCTTGTGGGACCTGCTGGCGCTTCCCTGAATGGTCATTACGGACTGGCGCAAACTGAGGGAGGTTGCGCTGTGCCCGAAAGGACGGTTCTGTTTCCCGAATTTCCTGCCCTTGGCTCGCGACGATGTCTTCTAGGTCAATTGAAACTTCTGTTATTTCCACGGTCTGACCGGACTCGTGTGGAGCCTCTACATCGCTACCTGGGATTACCATCCCGGTTATAAAAAAGAGTAAAGAGATTCCATATCCGTGAATTGTGTGCAATTTCCTTTTCCTTTGTTTGGGGAATAAAGCGCGGGCGTAAACTGCAATGCCCTATGGGTTAGTAACTAATCTCCATACAAAATTATATCTTTTATGGCTGGGTAATCCCAACTTTTGTCAAGCAAACTCCACATAAAGACCGTTTTAAACCCTTATGGGTATTGGGTTTAAGAAAAATGTAATATTTCTTACTCAAATAAGCAAAAAACCCGCCAAACCATTGCTGGCTGGCGGGCTTTAGCCTCTAGTTGAAGTTAACGACTAGAACGGCTCTTCCTGCGTTTCCGCGCGCTTCATTTGCGGACGGTTTGCTGAGCGACTTGAAGTTGCAGTCTTCTGCTCTGGGATTGAGGTCTTGCCTTCGCCCATCTGGCGACGCTCGTAGCTCTCAATGTTACGGAGCGCCATTGCAACGTTGTCTGCAATAACAACAACCTTTGAGCGCTTTTCGCCCGAGGTCTTGTCATCCCAGCTCTGCTGTTCAAGGCGACCATTGATGATTACTGCATTGCCCTTTGAAAGAACTCGTGCAATGTCGTCTGCGGTGTACGCCCAAGCAATTACGTCAAAGTAGCTGACTTGCTCTTTCTTCTCTCCGGATTCGTCGGTCCAGCGGCGATTGACCGCAACAGAGAAAGACACTTTTGTCTTCCCGCTGTCGAAGACCATCAATTCTGGGTCCTTGGTGAGGTTCCCAATAAGGGTTACTTGTGCTGACATGGAATTTCCTATCTGTGAACTCATGCCCGTAGGCCTGGTGGAATGAGCATATCAGGGCTGCTAGTCTTTTGCAATGGCCACAGAGACAAATATTTCAGACATTCAGCTTAAGATTTTGAGCAATATCCGAGAAAGTCTTTTGGATATTACCTACAACGATTCAATGACAGACGAGCAAGTTTCGGATTTGGTGCAACAGATGACGAATATCGCCGAGTATGTCGTTGAGCTGCTTGGTCTTGAGGTCCAGCGCGAGAACGAGGATGGCTCTATCAGCGCACTTTTACACCTTAAGGCTGAATAGTGGACATTCATCCATCAATCCAGAAGCTCGCTAAGCCAATTGATTCGCTCCTGCCCCTAGAGGGAAATCCACGACGTGGAGATATCGGAGCAATAGCAGCTTCTTATAAAGAGTTTGGTCAAGTGAAGCCGATTGTTGTTCGTGACAATGACGATGGAACATTCACTGTTATTGCTGGCAACCATCAGCTTGAGGCAGCCAAGCAACTTGGTTGGAAGGAGATTGCCGCTGTTGTTCTTGACGCAGATGATGACAGGGCGATTGCTTTTGCTTTGGCCGATAACAGGACAATGGAGCTTGGTTATTCGGAGCAGGGTGACATAGTTGAGCTTCTTGGACAAATTAGCGACTCTTATCCAGACCTTCTTGCAGACCTTCGTTGGGATGAGTTTGAGATGGCAGCAATTGACGAGTGGTCAGAGCGCCAAATAGAAACAGATGAAGAGACTGGGTATATCGCTCCAGTTATCATCAATCCACCACTTGGAGAGAATGTTCAGGTCGAGCAGAACGAAGATGGCGACAATGTTATTAAGGCAAAACCCAATGTTGACGCCCGTGAGGTTGCAACCCGTGGAAGTACAGCTATTAACTCTGCTGGTTCTCAGGCGATTGTTCAGTACACGTTGGTGTTTGATTCACCAGACCAGCAAAAGTTTTGGTATGACTTCATTAAGTTCTTGAGAAGTTCACCCGTGTACGAAGGCACAACTACTGCTGAACGACTAGTCCAATTTATTGAGGCTCACGCCGATTTCTAATCCGTGCGTATACGCGAACGGCATAGAAAACTAATGCTCCGTGAATAAACCCTAAGAAGAAGCCTAATGCGTACATTATTGGGCAATATTTGGTGTGTCAATCAGGCGCACGATTTCTTTAGCAGAGCGCATGCATGCATTTATGGACCACATTGAATCAGTGAACATCGGTGCAATTCTTTCAGCGCTGTCACCGTAAAGAAACATAGTGCGACCCCAGTTTGGTTCACCTAATGGCTGGCCTCGAAGGGCTGCATCAACATAATCAATTCCAGCATTACGGAGTTTTGTCGCTAATGCCTTTTCTTCTGCTTCATTGCTAATTGAGTTTGCATCAACATAGATACCCTTGAACCCGTGGGCAATTGCAAGTTCTGCACCATAATCGTAAATACCATTTGTCCCAATGCAAAACAGGACATCAGACTTCTTGAAAAGCCTTTCGTTTGTCTCTGCATCAAGGAACCCAAGGTTCTCTGCGTGTATGCGTGTCCCTTCTGACCGGCCTTCGCTTGAGAAGATGACACGGTGACCACTTTTAGCTAACGAACGACCAATGGTGCGACCCATCTTGCCCGGTGAGAATATTCCAACGGTTTGTGCTGGCATACAGAAACCCAGCACTACTTCATGAATTCGCTGAGTTCGCTGGCGAGTTTCTCTGCTGTACGCGCACCCGTGAGTGTCTTTACAGTTTCGCCACCATCAAAGACAAGAATTGTTGGAATGCTGAATATGTTAAAAACTCCAGCAATTTCCGGATAGTCATCAACATTAACTTTTCCAACCTTGAAATGCTGTCCGTGGGCAACATCAAAGTTCTCTAGTTCTGGGCCCATGGCTTTGCATGGACCACACCATGGTGCCCAGAAGTCAATGACAACACTTTTATCTGAATCAAAGATGAACGACTCTACGTTCTTGTCGGTTACTTCAATAATCATGGTTCTATCGTACAGGACAAGCGCCCGTAGAGCAGTTGTCCAAATCAAGCATGTCTGAAGGCACCGAATGCATAGGTACAGAGAAGTCAATCTTGGCGAGAGTCTTCTGGTATTCCTCTTTGGTGATTTCTTCGTATGGAGGAAGTGGGAAGTTGTGGTCACTGTGAAGCAAGAACGACACAGACTTCACGCCCTTGTCATAGTTCTTGGACAGCCACTCACGGATTGAGTCAAGCTCTTCCTTGCGGTAGTAGACGGTCACCGATACGGCGTTGTCTGCCCATACGGTTTGCATCTTCTTCACCCATTCAAGCTGGTCAACTGCAGTCATGTTGGCTGCTAGTACTGCTCCTTCTGGTGATTCGCATGGGAATTCAACTACATACTTGGTGTGGTCTTCACGGCCATCAATGCCGATGTCCCAAACAACCTTGTAGCCGCGCTTGCGACATGCTTCAACTAGTGGGTCTGCAGCTCCGAATCGCACCCGTCGGATGTAGTGCTGTGCAAAGCCTGGATGGATGCCTGGAGTGTTTCCTGGAAGCAGTGCCAAAGTTCCTGATGGCTGAACAGTCGTCAAACGGACTGATGTTGGCCAACCATTCTGCTTTGACCATTCTTCATCAAACTCGCGCAACGAAACATATGCTTCATCAAGCCATTCAATCTTCTCTGCTGGTACCTGCAGGATACCCGTGACGCTTTGACCGAGTCGAGCGTTCTTGCGAACAATGTTCGTGGTCTTCTCATAAGGGTAGTCAAGGCGTGTAATTTGCTTTTGAATCTTGTACAAAAGGATTGATATTTCCTTGAGTTGTTCAAGTGATTCAACATTTGGGAGGAAGATTGTTGAAAGGTTGCATGACTCTCCGTCTGCAAGAGCAATCTCTGCACATGGATTGAAGCCTTCAATGGTGTTGTCAGGACGCTTGTCACCAAGGCGACCATATGTGCGTGCAAGCTTGCGGTTAACCAAACCGTATGGTTCACCTGAGCCGTCATAGCCCTTCCAAAGCTCTTGCATGATTTCTTCATACGAGTCTGCATAGATGGAGTTGTTGGAGTTGGCACGCCATGCTGGGACGCTACCCGTGGACCAGTTCTTTGCACGAATGAAAAGAACATCGTCTGGGTCACCAATGGCAATCTGTGCTGAACGGCGTGATGAACCAGATACAACTATGCGACCAATGATGTTGCAAATGTCAAGCACATCAATTGAGCGAAGCTTCTTTCCTTCACGATTCTGCATTACTTTGCTGATGTCTGCGATGCCTTCAATGAGTGCGCCTGGACCTGATGCTGTGCCACCGAATGTCTTGAGTGGTGCACCGAATTCGCGAATGAGAATCGTTGAGTACGAGAAAGACTTACCCGTGTCGAAGTAGGACTTCAACACTGCATGAAGTAGGCGCTTCCAGCCTTGACGCGAGTCAGGCACAATGATGTCTGCATCATTGGAGCGTTCATGTGTGATTGATACACCTGCTTTAATCTTTGGAAGTTCGTGAATCTTGGAGCGTTCAACAGAGAAGCCAACACCACCACCAAGCATGAGGTATTCAAACAGAAGCTCAAAGTCTTCAATTGATTCGATGTTGGTGAAGTAGCAGTTGTTCAATGATGTGGCATTGAACTTCTTAACGAGTGGTGTGCCAAGCTGCCAAAGGGCACGACCTGAAAGAGAGCAACGAAGATTGAACATGTGGTCAAACAGCTTCTCTGCTTCTTCTTGTGTGAGGCATGTGCCGATTTCTATTGCGCCATTGATTGCGCGCGTGATGGTTTCTGTCCAAGTCTCGTTGCGACCAAGCTCTTCAATTGGGCGGCTGTAGGTGCGAAGGTAGACGACTTCACCAAGTCCACCAAAACCCCAAGGTGTTTGTTTGTTTGCGTATGTTGCGATGAATTCCGGGGTAAGCAGTGCCATGTTCGTTCTTTCTTGTTTGTAGGGATTATGGGAATGACAATTGTATCGCTATTGAAAAAACTGTGCGTCTAGTTGATGCCTAGCTCACGTGCTTTGTCAAGTGATATGTATTGCCCCTTCTTTGCTGCCAGAACCTTAGCTGTTGCATAAGGTGAAACAGGTTTGTCAATATACACATCTTCATCAACGAGCACAAATTGAGTGCTGTCAACATTGTGTGTTTTTGATTCTGCAAATGCGACATCTGGATTGTCAACAGAATCTGGAGTACAGTTACCCGTGGGGTGTCCACAGACAGGGCACGGATTTGAATCTGCTTTCAGGAAACGATATTCACCAAACAGGTAGTTATCTGAGCGAAATATATCTGACATAAAGGAATTATAGACGAGTTGTTATTTTTCCAACGGCTCGCTAGATTGTTGACATGTCAAACTTCAGGATTAAAGAGATAGCTGGAATAGAAGAGTTCCAGTTGGTTTCGTTCATCAAGCGTGGAACTACGCTGACTCGCTCTATCTTGTGCTACGCCAAGATGAAGAAGAAACCTATCGCACCCGTGAGCATTGTGAGGATGTTCGGTTCAAGGTGTCGCAGACCATATGATGCAAGAGAAGTCATGAAGACTCTTGAGGGTAGGGGTATGCTGCGTCGCGTTGACGCTGACACTTGGGAAATTACCGAGATTGGTATTCGTGCTGTCTACTTGCTAGGCAAGAGAGACGAAGAATACGTTGGTGGTGACTTCTCTAGTTTTTGAACCAAGCGAGAATGCGCTTGCGCAATGACTTGTTCTTTACGTTGTTAGCGTAAACAACAACACTAGGAGCGTTGTCCTTTGGTGTTGATGTAATGCCAACTGCCGAAACATTGCTCTCTGTTCTCACAGCATCTTCTGGACGAGGTCCATCATTCTTGACTGCAGCCTTCTTAGGAGCAGCCTTCTTAGCGGCTGGAGATTTCTTCTTATTGGCAGGAGCCTTCTTAGCCGTTGCCTTCTTGATTGGTTTCTTGTTTGTTGCCATGGTTGACACACTAGTCCACCTATGGATGTTTATGGCGCAAGTACCTAGTCGAGATAGTGTTGGTTGTGGACATATCTGACTTCAAGGAACGTATTGACAAGGTAGGGCTAGCCCTCATGTCCACAGTTGAAGCCAAGGAACAGTCAGTCAAAGACGAGGGCATAGGCGAGGACCTAGCAATCAACCTCTTCTGCTGGGAAGACGACAGGCTTGCCCTCATGTTGCAGGCGAGACCACAAGTGCAGGACTCTCATCCTGACGAGCGCTTTGATTCTGTATCAAGGGTTGCTTGCATAGTGAGGAGAGCTTGGGGCATCACAGCTTTCACGATGGCATCAGAAGGCTACATAAGCACGAAGCCAGAAGAGACAGAAGGAATCGGACTAAGAAGAGCTTTCGCTGAAGGCAAGAATGTTAAGGAATGTCTCACTGTCACACATGTTGAGAACAACAGAGTAACAATGGTGGTGAGGCCTTATACCTACACAGTTCCACGAAAAGTACTCTGGGATGATGACATCTACTATCCAGGCAGAACACTAGTAAGAGACCAAGATGGTATGTATGCCAACATGTTCGATAGAGTGCTTACAACTATTGAAGTAGATGAACTACCTGAAGACTACGACACATTCTATGACGAGCTTAGTAGTGGAGTATTAGAAGCAGGCTTCTACATACAGCAGTTCTAGTCACCCGTGGAGCTCCAACGCAACATACGTGCACGGCGTTGAGCATTCTGTTCAAGCCTTCTACTACGCTCTGGTTCAGGAAGTTGAAGGATTGCCTCAACACGTTTACGGTTCTTGCGTTCACGTTCATACTCTCTACGGTTAGCCTTCTTGGCTGCAGTATCTTCGCGATGAGTGCGTTGCCACTCTCTACGTGCTTCAGGGTTCTTGTATGGCATACCTAGATAGTAGTCACCCGTATCACCCGTGGCCACGTGGCGAATAGAACTCCATCGGAATACGGATATCGTTCTTATCAAAATGACTAACAGAAGTAATAGCTGACGCTGGTATGTGACGAGTGTATGTATACGAACTACACGCAAAGGGAAAGATACCAGCACGCGACTGACGCCTGTCGTAATCATTGACCTTAAGAATCGACTCATCAATAACACCATCATCAATATGGAACACGCTGATAGTGGTGAAGAAACTCTGAACAAAGCGTGGCTCGGCTGACTCGGTTACATGAACACCTTCAAGACGAGCACAACCAAACATGTTCACATAACCAGCTGCATGAGATGCAAAGCCTGACAAGTTGATAACACCTTGATGATTCAGTAGGATGCCTTCAGAAAGGATGCGACTTTCAACATCAGGTAATGAAGCATGAAAGAATTGAGCAGTATCTACGAGCATTTGACCTACTTGATAACGAAAGCTTGTCAACAGACAGGACAAATACTACATGACACTTGACAGACTGTTGTGAATAACAACACATAGATTACGACCTGCTGTAGTCGTGCTCTCGTCTGGAAAGAGCATGAGCAAAGTACGAATAGATAGTCACGCAGGGCTGTTAGGAATTGGTGTAGCGGGACTTTTTAGTGACGCGGTGCGCCGGTGGGGGGAGCTGTGAACTATTTTTCGACTGCTCTATTTCGGCTAGATT